CGCAGACGGATGCGGTAAAACGGCCCGACGCCAACGATGTCTTCGGCGCAGCCGATGCGGGCCTCTCTCTTGCCGCTCAGATAGCGATCGCGCTCGGCTTAGGCGGAACCGGCTTCGGGGGAAAGAAACTCCTGGATTGGATCGCCCTTGCGCGCGCGAAAAGCAAGGCCTTCGAGGAGATCGTAAAGGGCAACGAGTTATTGAAAGAGTATTTGAAAACAACGAACAACACCGAGGCGCTGAACGCATTCAAGCAGTCGCAGACTGTGGTCCAGCGGGGCGCTACGGCGGAGCTCGTCGCCACTACGCGGGTAACGGCCCAACCGCCTCTTGTGACTATCGCCCCTGCCTCGGCGGCCAAGGAGAATTCATAAAATGCCAACCACGTCGCCCGGACTTATCATCGCAGTCACGATCATAGGCGGCCTGCTGGCCCTGGTAGGGGCCCTCATCGTCCTTTACCTGCGAAGCATCAAAGGATTGATCCATGGGCAGGAGGAGCAAATCAGATCAATACGCGGCAAGACCGAGGGCGCCGGCGAAAGACTTTTGGAGTGTAAGGTCGACTGCGACCGGAACATGGTTTCCAAGGAGGACTGGGTCCGGTCTGAAGGCTATACGCGGAAGGAAATCAAGGAATTAGGGACCACGCTCGCCCGGATCGAAGGCAAGCTTGCCATCGCCGAGAACATGCCGGAAATCATTGGCAGCACCGTGCGTGGGGTGGTTAAGGAGCTCAAGGAAGCATGGCTGATAAAATCGACATCGTAAGAATCAAGCAGGCTCGCGGCAGGCTGCTTGTCAACCTGAACCTCCTGTACCCATCGCCCGTGATGTTGACGACGCTGTATCGCACCGTCTGCGACGACCCGCTCTATAACAGGTCGCTGTTTCAGAAGGACATCCAGTACTTCAAAGACAAGGGTTACATCGAGTTCGTGGATGATGTGATCGGCGCTGCTGATAACTTCTGGAAGAAGGTATGCAAACTGACCGGGCCGGGCAAAGAGGTTGCCGAGGGGACCCGAACCGACCCGGCGCTGGAGATCTGACAGTGACGATCGCAATCATAGCACTGGCTATTATCGCAGCCGCCGCCCTGATCGGCCTGGCGTGGACGATCTGGTTTCCGCCGCCGGAAGGCAGCGGGCAGTACTGGGAATATACACGGAAGCATCGCAAGGGGACAGACGAGGACTAACTATGCACGTATGGCTGCATCTAAAAAAAAGGCTTCGCTGGTTTTCCGGCCGACCGCTCGAGCTGGTCATCACGGATCGCCAGGCCGAGCACAAGGGCTGGTGCCAAGGTTGCCGCTTGGCGTTTCGATGTCACCCGATCGTGCACCCCAGAGGCACGAAGCTGTGCACAATTGATTTTCGGCAAAAAATATTTCCATCGCTCCGTTTCGAACAGTTGGTATGACCAAACGCAGGACACATAGCACGATCGACAGGCTGCCCGCCGAACTTCGCGAGGCGATCACGGCGATGATCGTCGACGGCGAATGGCCGGAGGACTTTCCGCCGCCTGCGGATTACAAGGGTAAGCCGCGATACGAGGATGTAGTGACATATTGTCAGCTCAACGGCCACGGCGTCAGTTCGTCGGCGGTGGGGCGGTGGGCGAAGGGCCTCCTGAGCCTCGAGCTGCTGCGGACCCGAGCTGAGCTGGTGCGGGGCGTCATGGGCGATCTTACCGCCGAGCGGGCGACTGAGACGCAGAAGGCGGCCGCTGAAATGATAACCGCCCGCGTGCTGGAGCTTGTCTGCTCGGATGAACTGACCAGTCGGCAGGCGAAAGAGGTCGCATCGGCAGTCCGCGACTGCACGGCCGTCAGCATGAAGGCGGACCAGTACATCCGCGATCAGGTTGCGGCGAAGGCGAAAGAGGCCGACAAGGCGATTACAAAACTGGTGAAGAAAAAGAAGATCGACCCTGATGTCATCAGACAGATCAGGGAGCAGGTATACGGGATAGTGCAATAATGGTAACGGCCTCGACAAACTCGATCACTGCAGGCGGCGATGGCGCGGCGGTGCCGCTGTACGGTTTCCAAAAGCGGTGGTTCGCGGACCGCTCGCGATTTAAGATCGGCAAGATGGCCCGCCAGATCGGCAAGAGCTGGGGCGTCGCGCTCGAGGTAGTAGACGATGCGATGGCAACAGCCCAAGACTGGGTGCTGCTCTCTGCCGGCGAGCGTCAGAGTAAAGAGCTGATGCAGAAGGTCAAGACTCACTGTGAAGCATACGCACTTGCCGCATCGAGCATCGTGGAGGAGCAATTCTCAGTAAACGACGTCCGCTACACGCTCTTGATCATCACGCTCCCCAACGGTGCCCGCATCATGGGCCTGCCCGCCAACCCGGATACCGCTCGCGGCTTTTCCGCCAACGTGGTCCTCGACGAGTTCGCCTTTCATAAGGACAGCGACCGGATATGGAAGGCTCTTTTCCCGACGATCGCTCGGGGGTACAAAATCCGCATCGTCTCAACGCCGCAGGGAATGGGCAACAGATTCCACCAGCTCTTCACCGGCGACAATCGCTGGAGCAAGCACGAGGTCGATATCTACCAGGCGGTCGCCGATGGCGTTCCGCACAATATCGAAGAGCTCAAAGAGGGCATCGATGATGACGAGGCCTGGCAGCAGGAGTTCGAAGTGCAGTTCATCGACGAGGCCTCTGCCTGGCTGACATACGAAATGATCGCCGCCTGCCAGAGCGACCAGGTCCCGGCCGAGATCGAATACGGCGACCTGACCGATTTTGTAATGGAGCGTATCAAACAGTCGATCAAGGGCAGGCTCTTTGTCGGTTTCGACATAAGCCGCAGGCACGATCTATCGGTAGTCGACCTCGAAGATCACGTAGGCGATGTCTTCTGGAACCGGGGGACGATCCTGCTGCCACACGTCAGGCTGACCGAGCAAAAGCAGATGCTCTGGCAGATCATGGCCGAGCTGAACAGCGAGCGGGCGTGCATCGACTCGACGGGCATGGGCCTGAGCATTGGCGAAGACACCGTCGATAAGTTTGGTGGCTACGCCGCCGAGCAGGTGGAATTCACCCTGAAGGCCAAGCATGACATGGCCGTGCGGACCAGGCACATCTTCGAAGACAGGCTCTGCAGGATAGCGGTCTGCAGGAAACTGCGTGATGATCTGCACTCGGTAAAGAAGACGACAACCGCCGCCGGCAACGTGCGCTTTGACGCCGAGCGGACGAAAGAAGGACACGCCGACCGCTTTTGGGCAAAGAGCCTGGCGTTCATGGCAAGCGACAGCGGCGCGGAAAAATGCAGCATCACTAGCCTTACCGGGGGCGGGCGGTCCAGGGAATGCGTCGAGGAAATTAAGGTGGCCGGATAATGCCTGAACCCAACATTACAATCGAGCACACGACGAAGCAGCCGCCGGCGAATGAGAAGGGCGTATCGCTGAGCACGCTCGGCAGGCTCTGGGACATGGGCCTGGACCTGTCGGATTCGACATCGAGCCGGCCTTCGCAGCCGGCTGCGCAGGTCGAGTGGGTTTACGCCTGCCTGCGGGAGATCATCAAGGCCTGCCGTGACATCCAGCTTGTATTTTCGACGGCGAGCGAGGACATCGTCGAGTCCGGTCCGCTTTACGACCTGCTGCTCAATAATCCGAACATGCCGTGGATGAGTTTTATCACCGAGACCGTCGGATACCTGGCCCTGCACAACGAGGTGTACTGGATACTCACAGAGACCGATGGCATCAAACCCAAACAGATACTCGTCGCCGGCCGGGACCAGTGCCGACCGGTGATCCGCAGCGGCGTCCTCGTGGGCTACGAACTGCGGGTCCCCGGCGGACGGCCGATACCACTGTTTTTAGAGGATGTATATCCCATACTCGACTTCAATCCCTACGACGAGCATCACGGGCTGGGCCCGCTCGACGCCGGTACATTGGCGATATCGAGCTGTTACCAGGCGACGCTGCTCAACGAGGCCACCTTGGCCAACGGCGCCCGAATCGGCACGATCTTGGTCGCCCCGGCGGGCGCCAAGATCAGCGATGAAGAGGCCGACAAGATGAAGGCGGAATTCACCGCCGAGCACGGCGGCGCCCGCAACGCCGGCAAGGTGCTGCTCGCAAGGGGCGGCGTGGAACCGAAACCCTTCACCCAGACGATGGCCGATCTCCAGATGGTCGATCTGCGGCGGTTCGACGCGGCAAGCATCTGCGCCACGATGGGCGTACCGGGTGAGGTTGTCGGTTTGAATCCGGAGGCGCAATATGCGCACGGCCCGGCGCAGCTTCGCTTCATACAAAACACGATCGGCCCGATGCTGTCATTCGTTGCGGGGCATCTGACCATCGGACTGTTGTCGCGATTCAGGTTTACAAAGCATACGGGCGTGCCCGTGGGCAAGTCGCAAACCTTCTGCGGATCGCGGCTGCCGCTCAGATCTCGCGCATGTTTTCGCAGTGAAAAAGTCAGGGCCCTGCAGACGGGCTCGCAGATCTTCGCATGGTTCGATATCAACCAACACCCCATCATGCAGCAGCGGATGCGAGAGACTGCCGAGAGCGTCCTGAAGTTCACTGCCTCGGGCGTCACTCTCAATAACCTTATCGAGGCGCACGACCTGCCGTACGAGCAGCAGGCCTGGGGTGATGAGTGGTGGATCGGCATGGGCCAGGTCCCCGCAAGCTACGTCCTCGAAGGCGGTATCGAGAGTGTCACCGGCCCGCCGTATTCCCCGGAAGCCGAGCCTGCGCCGCCGGAGGAACCGCCGCCCGAGGATGAACCGAAAAAATCGGCCGAGGACCTGTCGGCCGAGGAAAAAGCCGATGAGCGCGACAAGCTCCGCGTCTGGCGAAACTGGGCCGCCTCGTGGATCGGCATCGAGCGAGAGTACCAGCAGGCGATGCGGACCTTCTTTGTCCGCCAGCAGCGGATTCTGATCGCCGCCCTTCGCAAGGCCGTCAATGAAACCAAGGCGGCAAAGGCCGACGGTGATGAGATCATCCGCCGCGTCGTATTCGATTTGCGGGTTGAGGATGGCAAGATCAAGGTAATCAACCAGTCATTTTTCGAAAAGGCCGGCGAGCTGGGCATCCGCCAGTCTCTCGTCGAGCAGCTCGGATTATCCGGTGAGAAACTCTCGCAGGCAGCCGAGCAGGCAAAGCAATTGCCGGCGATGAAACGCGCGATGACGATCTCCTCGCACAACATCACCGGCGTCAATCGCTGGACGCAGAACCTCGTCGCACGCCAGCTCCGCCAGGGCCTCGACGCCGGTGAGGACCTCACGCAGCTCACCGCCCGCGTCAAGCAGACGCTCGGCGGCAACCTGGCACGCGCCCAGCGGATCGCACGCACGCAGACGGGCGGCGCTGTCGGCAGCGGGCGCCACACCGGCCTGCATCAGGCGGGCGTCCAGAAGAAAAGTTGGGTCACCGCAGGCGATGAGCACGTGCGGTCTGCACACAAGGCGGCGGGCCAGACCTACGTCGCCGGCATACCTCTCGAGCAGGCGTTCATCGTCGGCGGCGACGCCCTGATGTACCCCGGCGACCCGGCGGGCTCGGTCGGCAATATCGCAAACTGCCGCTGCATCGAGATCGCAATCAAGGCGGATGGGAAAGGCTACAGCAATTATACCTTCTACTCATACGGTGACATGATAAAGGACAAAGCCGGAGGAACAAATAATGCTGACACAAAGTGACATCGGATTTGACAGGCCGAAAGACTTCGCGCAAGTGCGCCACGTATTCATGCGCGTCAAAGAACCCGACGTTGAAAACCTGTATCTGGTCCATGCTACGCTTTCTACGAACGTAGTAGATCGCTATGACGAGATTGTTGAGCCGGATGCATTCAAAGAAACGATCGGCGCCTTTATCGACAATCCCGTCGTGCTGCCCGCGCACCAGCATAGACTCTCCGATGGCACGCCGCCTGTGATAGGCAACGTCCTGACCGACACCATCCGGTTCTATCCCGACCATGTCGATGCAGATATCCTCTTCGACGATGATGAGCTCGGCAAGCAATACGCCCGCAAATACCGCAAGAACGTGATGCGGGCCTTCTCGATAGGCTTCAGAGGCCTGGAGGGTACGTACCAGCAGCGCGATGAAAAGCGGGCATGGACCTGGACGAAGATCGAGTTGCTGGAAATCTCGGCCGTAGCAGTAGGCGCCTGCCCCGGCGCCCTGGCCCGCGTTGCAGGTTTTTATGATCTCCCCGACACGGAGGCAATGGCCGAGTCGGTCAAGGCCGCCGTTGCGGGCGCTGTTTCCGAGCTGCACAAACAGCTCATGCACTTAACACATCTCGTCGAGACCAATCTCGACGAAGTAAAGACCATGCTTTCCGGTCGCGATGGATTTGCGGAGGAGCTGCTCGGCGATGCCTCCGATCGGTCCATCGATGCGGATGCAGGGATTACCGAGCAGTGTGACAGGATCAAACAATTAGTCTCTAAGGAGAATATCCAATGACACCGCAGGAAATTGAGGCAAAACTAAAAGCCACCGCCGACACGGTGGAGACGGCGGTCGCCGACCTGAAAAAGAACATGGCCACCAAACAGGAGGTCCTCGACCTGATTACCAACCGCACCAAGGAAGACAAGGAAATGCTCACCGCGACGACGGCGGATGTGGCGAGGATCAACACCGGCTTCGACGAGGCGAACGCGGCCATCAACGAGATCAAGAGCCAATTCCGCCAGCTAAAAAGCTCGAGTGGTTCGGACCTGTACGGCGAGCGGGGCAACTACACCGGCAAGTTCCACACGCCGCAGGAGGCGAGGACGTTCGCGCTTCTCGTTATGGCGGCCGTCACCAGGGCCGAGCACAGGCTCACAGAGCAGCACAAGTGGGTCCTGAGGGCCCTCGCTGACCTGAACGTCGAGCCGTACTGGATCGACGCCGATGGCCGAAAGGCGATGACCGGCTCGTCTCAGGCCGGAGGCGGCGCGCTGGTGACTGTCGAGCAATCGCCGACGATCATCAAGCTGCTCGAAGAGTATGGCGCATATCGCCGCAATGCCCGCCGCATGCCGATGGGTAGCGGCCAGACGACTATTCCCAAGGTCGATGGCCTCTTGACTATTTATTGTCCGGGCGAGGGTGGCACCATAAACCAGACAACGCCCGATATTGCCCTGCTCGGAATAACTCCAAAACAGCTCCTGGGCCTAACGGCCTACAGTATGGAGCTCGAGGAGGATTCGCTGGTCGCCCTCGGCGAGCTGCTGGCGGACCTGTTCACCCGGTCCTTCGCATATTACGAGGACCTGTGCGGATTCCTCGGCGATGGCACGAGCACGTACTTCGGATTCAAGGGCATCACCGGCGCACTCCTTGCCGTGTCCTCGACGATCGCCAGCATCAAGTCGCTCGTAGTCGGCAGCGGCAATGCCTACAGCGAGCTGGTCCTCGGCGACTTCATCAAGGTCCAGGGTACGCTGCCCCAGATGGCGGCCGGCAATGCCAAGTGGTACGAGCACAGGTATTTCTACTATGCAACCTTCGTCGCGCTCGCGCTGGCGGCCGGAGGCACACAGGCCAGCGAGGTGATTATGGGTGCGGGCCAGCGGCAGAAGCTGCAACTGGGCGACCCCGTCGAATTTACGCAGGTTATGCCCAGAGTCGAGGCGAACAGTCAGATCTGCTCGATCTACGGCGACCTGCTGCAGGGCGCCGTCCTGGGTGTGCGGGGAGGCCTTGAATTCGCAAGTTCGGACCAGCGGTATTTCGACCAGGGGCTGATAGCCGTGCGAGGCGCTGACCGAGTCGCGATCAATGCCCACGGCGTCGGCGATACCACCAAGGCCGGGCCGATCTGTGCACTGATCACCGCCGCTTCGTAGTCGATGCGGCCGCGAGGCTGATGAAAAGGTGAATAGTTGACGGTAGTAGAGAAGATTTTTTGAAGGGACATTAACATGGATTTAAGAGCGATACTTAAATGGCTCAAGTTCTGCAACATGCTCTACCCCGAGTTGAAGGACGCAGGGGCCTTTACGAACAACAATCCTTTCGACACGCAGGGGTTGGCAGGCGTGTTGGTTCTTTTCCAGACCGGCGCCATCGACATTGGATTCGGTTCTGACAATTCCACGACCCCGCCAAAGCTCGAGGAGTGCGACACCAGCGGGGGGACCTACACCGCCGTCTCCAGCGCAGCCCTCTCGGCGGTCATCGGGGCGAGCGACGACGGCAAGCTCTATGGGATCTTCGTCGATTGTGCAAAGACGCACAAGCGATACATCAAGGTCGATGATCCCACGGCAGGGGATGGCACGGCCGGCGTGGCTATGGCCGTTCTTGGGATAGGATTCCCGGCGGACCAATTCCCCCGCAACGCGGCGGGGATGGGCCTCACTGAATTGATCGAGGCGTAACCCATTGAGATGATGTTTTATCCGGCCCCGGTTCGCCGGGGCCGGATATTGCCAACGACAACTGTAAACTAAATAACCGAGGACTGAATTATGTGGATCAAAATGTTACGCGACCAGGTGACGCCCTGGGGTCCGCTGCAAAAGGGCCAGACCCACAGCCTGACGCCGGCCATGATCAAGAAGCTCGCAGATGATTCCTACGAGCGGGTCGAGATCGATGAAACAGCCATCGAGAGAATGGGCGTCGAGGACCGCAGGAAGCATTTGACTGCTGAAATTGCGATGCTCGACTCATCCATCGAGTCAGCGAGTCAGCGGCTCGGCGACCTGAAGCAGCGGCGCAAGCCGCTAAGGGACAAGCTCAAACAAGCCAATGAGGAGCTGCTGCGAATCGAGGCCAACAGTGAGGACGCCAAGGACGATGGACAATCAGACGCCGGCGAGCCCGCCGCCGATGCGGCCGGACCGCCGAAAGACAATTGAGTCGCCGGAGGACCGGCAATACTCTCCGGAACGTGCGGGGAATAATTACAGGAAAAAGGCCCTGTATCCGGAGCTTAAACGCTTATTAACCAGGTGCGATGATGAGTGACGTCGCGTCGAAGGAGATTGCGCATGGCTAAGAAAAAAATAGCCGACGACTACTATATCGCAGAAATGCGAGTATGGATCAAGCAGCAGACGCAGCGCCTGAAATCGTGCGAAGTATCTATTGCTGAGTATCGCCACCAGCTCGTAATCATTGCGAAGCTCCAGAAACTCGAGCGCTCGCAGGCCGAGATTATTGAAAAGCAACTCGCTGACGGTGAAAAGACCTTGGCCTATTACCTGGCAAAGCAAAAAAAGCAAAAGAAGCAGAGACGATGAGTGAATTGGTTGCAAAGACTTTGGCGGCGATCGCCGTCGACGAGGACCTGACGACGCTGATCGACTGGGTCAACATCGAGACCCTGTCAGGTTTCACGGTAGTGGTCGCCAATGCCGGCGGCGGGTCGGCGAACGATATCTCGGACGTCCAAATCGATACCTCCGATGATGGCGGCGATACGCCGGCCCTCGACCAGCACGGTGGGGTGCCGGCGGTGCCGATTGTTTCCGGCAAGGCCTCGGTGGGGACGTTCACCGAAACGGTGAAGTTCGTCCGCGTCCGCGCAAAGTGTGCGGGCGATGAAGATACCACCGCGACGGCGATCCTCGTTGCCGATTCGTGCACCGGCAGGATATGCACCCTGGCCGATGTCAAGGACCGCCTCGGCGAAAGCAATACCGCGCACGATGATACAATCAACAGGATTATCTTAGGTCTGGCGGCGATCTTCGATAACGAGACCCGCCGCAGGCTGATTGTCAACGCTGCTGATGTTACTGAGTATTACACCGGCCGCAGCCCCATGCTCCAAACCAAGCGATATCCGATCGTCGCCATAACATCCATCAAAGAGGCCTACGATTACGACTTCGATGCGGCGACGGCCCTCGTGGCTGACACCGACTACCGCATGCTTGCAGGCGGCGAGTCGGGTATACTCCATCGCTGCTACTGTAGCTGGGCCGAGGTCCGCGATGCCATCCAGATCATCTATCGCGGCGGTTACTGCTCGGCGGGCCAGACGCCCGGCGATGGCGAATATGCGATGCCCGCCGATCTGCGCGAGGCGGCGATCCTGCAGGCGACCTTCATCTTCAAACGCAGGGACGACATCGGATTGTCCGGCGTCGGTTTCGAAGGCGGCTCAATCAATAAGTTCTCGGCAATGGACCTGCTGCCTCTGGTGAAAAACACCCTCTATAATAATTACAGGAGGCCGGGGACATGAGGATGCTCTTGGAAGTGGGTCCCGATTTTCACCGCACCATCGCCGAGCTTGGCGATATGGGCGGGGCCGTCGCCGATGCCGCCGACCGAGGACTTCAAACTGGCGGCGAGATCGCAGCGGGCATCGTGAAACGAGACTATCTTTCGGGCCAGTCGCTCAAGCGCCGCACCGGCAATCTCGCCAACGCGGTGACGAGCTGGTCCGAGGCGATGCTGCACCAGGTGATAGGCGTTCCTGCGAACACGGTGGTCGAGAAATACCGCTGGCTGCTCGGCGATGATGATATGACCATCACGCCGAAACAGTCGGCGTTTCTCGCTATCCCGATCGGCGAAGGGCTGACCGCATCCGGCGTCGCGAGGTACGAATCGCCGCGACAGGTCGAGGGCGGCTTTTTCGTCCGCACGCACGGGCGGCTTCTGTTCGGAATCAAGCGAGGAAAGCGCGGCAAGTTCCGGCCGCTGTTTACTTTAGTTAAAAGCGTGCTCGTCCAGGGCTCAGGCGCTCTATACGATGGCGTCAGTGACAGCCTCGACGATGTCACCAAGTGTATGCAGACGGAAATCGATAAGACGATAGGTGCGTGAGATGGCAAACGATGGCGGTAAACTCGGAATCTGGGCCGACTGGATGGTGACGGTCCTCGCCGCGCTGCAATATAACGGTAAGGACGTCTTCAATACGGTCGAGAAGTGGAAGCACCAGATAGGCGTTGGCGCCAGCGGACTGGAGAGCCTTGATAGATTTGCGCCTTGCGCCTTCATCGGCTACGTCGAGGATGATACCGCCCGCGAGGGCGGCTACGATCTCAGGGAGGTGCCGACGCTCGCCGTAATCGTAGGCGTCGTCTCTCAGGAACCCGGTGTTGCAATGTGGGGCGATGCGACGCACCTGGGGTTTAGTAAGATTCGCGATCTGATAATCGACGCCTTTGACGGCAAGAGGCCATCGGACGAGGCGGTCAAGTGTGACGAGTTCTATTACGTCGGCGCGGTCCTAATGGCCGCAACCGACAAAAAGATTGTGGTCGAAATGCATTTCGAAACAAGTGAAATGAATCCTGTCAATTAAGGAGTTTCTTCTATGGCAACTATCAATTATCGCACGGGCATCCCGCAGGCCGTCGCCATCAATGGCGTGGACGCCGGCGGCGCGATGCGGATTTACGTCGACGAGGGTTTCGAGGAGCGGCCCGAGTCGGCGCCCGATGGGCTGGAGGTGACGGTCCAGGATAAAATCTCCCAGTATTGCCGGGGCACGCTCGAGACGCAGGACTGGGTCGAGCTTATCAATATCTTTTCGGGCACGCTCGGCACCTACATCTTCTATGAGCGAATCAGCGGCGTCGCGGAACTCGCCGGCTACGTCAAGCATACGCTCACGAATCCGGTCATCCACGCGATCCGCCTGCAGGTCCGCAAGGGCCAGTACGCACTGATCACCTGCGACTTCGAATGCCTCGCTGCCGACGAGACCAAGGGCTTCGCCGACATGCACACGCAGCTCGACGCCCAGGCGGTGCCGACGTACATCAGCGCTGCTCGCGGCGGATTCCGCGTGACGTCCGCGACGCACGGTGGCACGCCGGTGAGCTTTTATCACGTCACCGCGTTCGATTTTGCGATGGAGCTGGACCTGGTGAAGGAGTGCAACGATGCGGACGTCGGCTACACCTGCGTCGATGCCCGGCTCAGCGGCATGACACCGGCGGGCTCGATCACTTTTCAGGACCAGAAGGTTACGACTGCGAACCTTACGGCGCAGGCCCTGCTCGCCGCATCACCCGGCCCGCTCGTCCTGCAGCTCGTGCAAAGGCAGGGCGCCACGGCACAGGTTGTCACTATCGCCCGCGTCGACTTCAAGAACATGACACGGACCGTGCAGGCACAGAAGGGCGGCTTCGCCGAGACCGTTTTGAACTACGCGGTCAACAACGATCCGACGACGCCGCTGACGGTAGCGGGCGTCAACAAGATCATCACCATTGCCGCCGCCGCGTAAGAGCTTAGGCTACAGAGCGTAAACCGGAAACTGTATCTCGCAATACGAGCGACGAGATGCGAGCGACAATTATATGGCTAAGGATATCAACATACATCTAAAGACGACCGGCGCTGCCCAGACCAGGCAGCAGCTCAGGGAGACCGCCGACTCTGCGCAGCAGGTGGGCCAGAAGACCGCCGAAGGCAGCACCAAGGGCGCAGAGGCGACCGAGCAGGCGACGCAGAAGATGGGCGGCATGGGCCGCGTGCTATCGAGTCTCAAGAGCCAGGTCCTCGGCTTCGTGGCGGGCTGGCTCGGCATCCAGACCATCCTTCGCCTCTTGGATGCCTGGGTCCAGAAGATGGAGCGAGTCAAACAGCTCCAGTCCGACATCTACCAGCAGGGTCTTTCGCTGGCAGAGATCGGCCAGGCCCTCGAGATCCAGACGGGCACTACCGGGATGCAGCAGTTCTGGACGCAGAAGGCGCTCGAGGTCCAGAAGGCGGGCGCCCTCGCCTCTGCAGAGATCGCCAAGAACATGCTCGTCTCCATGGATATCGCCATGCAAAAACTCGGCGGCATAAAGAGCGAGCAGGTGATGGACCTGGCTAAAGAGCTCGCACCGTATATCGGCGCCGCCGGCTTCCAGCCCGATGAGGTGTCGCGGCTCTTCAAGTTTGCGGGCACGGCGAAGGTCGAGCCGACCGCAGGGGCCTACAAAGATTATTTCGCCAAGATACTCACCGCCTTTCGTTCGGCGGAATCCGAAAACATCGGCCAGTTCATGACTGGACTCCAGAAGGGCGGCACGGCATACATGGCGCTCGGCGGCACGTTGGAAGAGACCCTCAGCGCCTATGTGTCAGCGATCTCGGTCACCGCTGGGGAGCAGCTCGCCGGAACGCTGATCGAACAGGTCGCCAGACTCTCGGCAGGTGGATATGAAAAGCCTCGCATGGCAATCGAAAAAGGCGTTGGCGTCAAGTGGCCCGAGCTCTCGATGGACCAGCGGATGAAGGCCCTGCTCCAGTATGTAAGCGGCATCCCGGAAGAGCGCAGGGCCGAGACCTTGGCGGCCCAGGGCTTCCCGATGGAGCTGACGACACAGATTGGAAAGATGGTAAGCGACAAGGCTGCGCAGACCATGGCTGCCGCTCGCGAGCAGGTGGCGACCGCCACGGGACAGATGATCGACGATATCATACAATCGTATCTCGATTCGATGCTGGCGCAGCAGCGACAGACCGAGGCCCAAATAGCACAAAAACAGGTTGTCACCGCGCCGAAGTTCGCTGACTGGCAGCAGCGATTTCAGCAGGCAGATGCGGAATTCAAGGACCGGGCGTCGCAGTATTTGGACACTTCCATTCTCGATTCCTGGGAGCCGTACGTAATTGCTTATGGCCGCATGGTAGATGAACTCGACCGACTGATGCCGACCTTGCCGGAAGGCGCAGCACGCGCGCAGGCGGAAAAGCTGCGAGCGGATATTGTGCAATCTATACAATATCGCATGGGCTTCCTTCTCTTCCCGATTACAAAGGGAATGAGCGCACGGGCTGGACAGGAATATGCCGAACGGCTTAAGGCTTTCTACAAGTCGTTGGGAGAGCAAGGAATAAGCGTTGAGCCTACGCTACCTACTGGCTCTGAAGGCGAAACCTACGAAGAAATGGTCAACCGGATATTGGGGGGCCTGCGACAAAAGGAGCTACCGACATTACAAAAGCCACCCTCCGAACCTTCCGCTGAGAAACACGCTCCAGTGGAGCCGGTTGCTAAGGCGGTCCTTTCTCCCGTCCCGCAGCAGGTCGGCGTCGAGCCTGAAATCACACAGCCCGGACCGGTCGAGCCTGAGCTCGAGGTCGCAGCGCCAGCGAGGAAGGTTGCACAGAGGATTGAAGTCGAGCCGGAAGTCACCGGACCCGGACCCGTCGCGCCTGAGCTCGAGGTCGCAGCGCCGGTGAAGGCCGTTGCGAAGGTGACGCCCGCCGAGCCCGTCGTTATCGCCGCTCAGGCAGAGGTCGAGCCGACGCAGGTCGAAGCGCCGGTGAAGGCCGTTGCGAAGGTGACGCCCGCCGAGCCCGTCGTTATCGCCGCTCAGGCAGAGGTCGAGCCGACGCAGGTCGAAGCGCCGGTGAAGGCCGTTGCGAAGGTGACGCCCGCCGAG